GAGTATGCAAGTGCCCTCTATCAGCAAAAGTAAGAAGCGAAAACGAATCATGCCCCCTCAATAAATGGCTCCAGAAAAAGTAATTACTTATGATCTTATTATAACCCTGGAAAGGGAAGGACTCCTAAAAAAGCTTTTAGGCAAAGGTGTTATTCCTATCCGGTATTTGAATGATAAGGAAATGTATGAATGTTTTCTGGAGCATCTTGAAATGGGTAAAAACAAAATGGATGCATATCTCGATACATCCATTGATTTTAAATGCAGTTCTAAAACTGTAGAGAGGGTTGTGATCAAGATGGAATCCTAATTAGACAAAACAGTGTCTAACCTCTTAGAGGTATCTTAAGGTAGTTTTACAAAAAGTAATATTAAATATTACCAATTAATGAAGCAATCCTTTCGAGCCTTACCAAATTTTTCCGAACAAAAACACGTCAATGTTGATCGTGAAAATGATCTTATCAAAAATGTCGAGATAGCCAAGTACGGGAGAAATAAGAATGCAAGCTTCTTTGATGAAAAGTTCCTTCAGGATCTGGTTAAAAAAGGAAACCAGCAATCCCAGGGCGTTAAATCCCGGTTTGGACATCCTAATATGTGTGCCAGTTCTTTAGGTACCTATGTTGGCCGTTACAAAACTTTCAGGGTAAAAGACAATAAGGTTTACGCAGACCTTACACTGGACCCAATCACAAAAAAAACAGAAGTAGAAGGAAAAGGAATAAAGATGTATGACTACATCATGGATATGGCTGAATCCAATTCAGATATGTTCGGGAATTCTATTGTGATCATGGGTGATGAATATGAAGGAGAGGTTGAGTATAACAATGAAACCAAGATGGAAACCATCAAGGTACTTCATTCTTTACTTGCTTCAGATCTTGTAGATGATCCGGCCGCAACCGATGCACTTTTCTCTGTTGAAGATGATTTTGGAGTATCCATGACAGAGTTCCTTGATCATAACCCGCAGGTATTCGATATCGTAAATGAAAAGCCGGAAATCTTTATGGACTTCCTGGAGCGATATGAAACCTATCAAAAACGTAAATCAAACAATGTAAATATGAGTCTATTAAAAAAAATGAAAGATAAGTTCGCTGCAAAAAAGGAGGATGAAACCTTTGATGTGGAATTGACTTTGGCCACCGGTGACATTGTCACTGTTGTAACCGAAAATGAGCAGCCCCAGGTGGGCGATTCCGTAACAGATGCTGAAGGATCCGCCGTTGAAGATGGCGATCATCTGTTATCTGATGGAAGAACTGTAGTTACTGAATCCGGTAGTATCACCGAAATCAGAGATGCGGAGGAGGAAGAAGAGGAAGGATCTGAAGAAGATCAAAACTTTGAAGCCTTAAACAAGAAGATGGATGCATTCTCCAAGGATATTGCAGATACTTTTTCGTTGATACTGGCAAAATTCGAAGCCCAGGAAAAGACAATTACCAATCTTCAGAAAACCGTGAAATCAAAGCCGTTCAGCGCTCCTGCAAAAACAGAGCGCAAAGGAATCAAGACTGAAGGGGAAGAGGATTTTGCAACAAAAATTGCAGCTCAACGAGAAGCCCGAAAAGAAAAAAAATAATCATCAATCTCATCAATCAAAAAACGAATTAGAAAATGGATTTAATAACCTCATTTCAAGAAATCAACAATAGCGATAGGCTTTTACAAGACCTTAGAGACGCTATTGTGCAGAAAGCTATCACGCGTCCAGCCGATAGTATCTTTAGTATTACTCCCGGTATCAAAGGAGGGCAGCAAGTAGTTGCTCTTAAGGATCAGGAGTACATCACAAAACAACAAATAGGGTGTGACCCTACCTTTTCTGCATTCAACATCGCGGGACTTTCCCAAAAATGGAACCCACGTTCTATGGATGTTCGAATCAAAATGTGTTATACCGAATTTGAAGGAGCTTTTACCCAGTGGGGACTTGCCAACGGATATGACAGAAGGAACCTTCAGGAAGCGGATTTCTTTGACTTCATCCAGCAAATGGTTGCCGGAGCAATGGCAAAGGATTTCATCCGTGTAGCAATCTTTGGAAACAAAGACATCCTAGTAGATGATATTCTTGGAGCTAATGCAGAAGGTGCAGCTGGAGATTATAACCAGATCGATGCCGGTCTTGTAAAGACACTTCAGCTTTTAAAATCCAATCCAGAATTAGCGGCTCAGTTTGTCGACATCACTAAAAATGCCGGTGCTGATTTGACCGCTCAGGCCCTTGCAGCGGAAGAGGCGAATGCTATTTATGATGCATTGGTAGACAGCCTTGAATTTGAAGGTGGGGACCAGTTCCTAACTTCCAATACGCTGTTTAAAAACTACAAGAACCAGTTCAGAGGAAAACTTTTGGAAAGCGGTGTATCTGCAATTCAAAATAATTTTGAGCCTCAGTTTGATGGTAAATCTCTTACCGATCTTAAGTTCGCTTATGACCGATATGTGAAGCGTGATTTCACAAAAGTGGTAGACGAGGTAGCCGGTACCAAGGTGCAGAACTTACCTCACTTAGCTGTGATAGCAGATAAGTCTAACCTTCAGATAGGAGTAGATGATGCTGCAGCATTAACAGATTTACGTCTGGAATATGTAGGTGGAGCCGATGAGAATTTCTACATCAAAGCTTCTTACCTAATGGACTTTAAAGTACCTAACCCATATGCAGTAGCAGCTGCATTCTAAAACCGATATACTATGGAGGATTGCAATATAGGACTAGGGGGTAACTTCAAAAAGATTTGTGGTTACAAGCCTAAGTCCGGTATCAAAAGAAAGTGGTACGGGAATGTAGATGATATCGACAAGGAAGCTACGGTTATGGCAAATCGCGGCACTAAGATTAATACACTCGTGCTTAAAGTAGGTGCTAAAATCTACTCAATTGGAGGAAACGACAAAACCCACGGATTAAGCTCCGCAGGTGTAGTAGGAGATTATGCCAACGGTTTTATTCACACTGATATTATAAACATCATGTACCGGGGTGAGCTTGAGAGAGAGCGCATTCAGGAGATTGTTGATGGTGCAAGGGTTTTCTCAATCGTTGAGAAAGTAGACGGTGGAGAGTCAGGAGAATTAACCTATGAACTTGCCGGGTATGAATCTGGAATGTTGTTCAATGCATACGCCAATGACTTCATTGCAAATTCCGGAGTGGCCAGCTTAACAGTAGCTACCAAGGAAGGTGAAGAAGAAGGTACGGATGTGAAATTATTCCAGGATACCGATTCCGCTACAACCCTTGCCTTCTTAGAGACCAATACTTTTGTTGTTGTTGAACCAGTTGTTTAATGACCCTGGAACAAAAGATAGAGCTTGTTAAAGGTTCAAGTTTACAAGAGATCTTAAAAGGGGGCGGCTATAATGGTACGCCCCTTTTAAGATTTGTTTTTGAAATTCACGAAAAAGTCTTTGGTGTAGCTTGTAAAAGTTGCGCTGATCTAATACCAAAATACGTTCAAAAAATCCAAAATATAAATCTTAAAACCACACTTATGAGTACTGAGAGAAAATACAGAATGAAGTCAGGATCAGTGATCCACGTAGCCGGAACCAACAAGTATTATTCAGATTTGAATATTACCGATGATGTTGCTAAAAAGCTATTAAAGGTGAATCCTAACAGATCTGCTTTGTTTGCTAAAATGCCAGATGGAGCCTTGGCGAAATTAACCAAAGAGGCAGCCGCTGAAGAAGCTGCTGAAGCTGCACGTAAAGAGGAAGAGGCGAATAAAGCCGCTGAAGCTCAAAAGCAAGCAGATGATGAAGCTGCAAAATCTGAAGAAGCCAAAGCCACTGAAGAAGCGAAGACTTTGGAGGTAGTTGCAGATGATGAGCCTAAGGCAGATGCCCCGGTTAAAACCAAAGAGGCAGCCGCTGTAAAAAAAAAGTAATCTCGAATTGAATATGAATGAGCTTCGGGAGAAATACCCTCACATAAAAGCTCGAAGCAAGAAAAGTTTCATTCAAAAGATTAAGGCTTAATGAACAGCAAGATCATATCGGTAGATAGCCGGAAAAAAAAGGAAACATTCAACAAGCAGCTAGGGGTTATCTTCAATGGTGAGGATAACCTTTACCCTGTTTTGGTGGAAAACCTCATCAAATCTTCCCCTACCACCAAGCAATGTGCAGAGATCTATGGTTCTTTCATTGGGGGTTCTGGATTCGTTGCTGAAATGCTGGAAGAGGCAACCGATAATTTGCTGGATAGCCGCACTCCTGAAGATCTACTCTTTGAAATTACTCCTGAATTGGAGGAACAGCAAGGGGTTTATATTCAAATAAGCTATAATGCAGCTTATGAGAAAACAGGATTCGAGGTAATTCCCTATGATTTCTGCAGGCTTGGAAAATCCGATGATGAAAACTACTCAGGTAGGATCATTTTAAATCCTGAAGGCTGGGACAGAAGGGCCGATAAAAAGAAGATCGAGGTCTATGACGCCTACAACCCTATCCCGGAAGTGATCCAGGAGCAAGTTGAGAGAGACGGAGGCTGGGAAAACTACAAAGGCCAGATCCTGTATTTCAAATTAAATTCAAAGTATTCCTATGCTGAAAGCCTTGTAGAGAACTGTTATATGTTCTCAGATACAGAGGCTAATCTCGGATTACATTATAACCGCATGATCCGCAAAGGTTTTAAGGATGCCTGGATCGTACGGCACAAGAAATTTGACAGCAAAGCCAAGCAGGATGGATTTGAAACCAATTTGAAGCACGTCTACGGAAATGAAAATACCGGTGGGATTCTTTTGGTTGAAGATAATTTTGACAGCGATGCGCAAGAAGAAAGCAAGTTTAAGTTTGACTTTCTGGAAGACAAAACCAAAGCTGAGAAGTACAAGCATTTTGAAGAAAGCTCTGCCAACTTCATTCGGAAAGCCTTCAAGGGTATTCCACCTGGCATTGTAGATTCTGTAGCCGGGAAACTTGGAAATTCAGGAGGGGATGATCTTCGTGCAGATGAAAGTTTGTATAACCGTGCCACCGCTAAAGACAGGAGCAAGATTGAGCGATTGTTTTCAGAATT